AAAAGAGGATTGATAAATTGTATGCGTCAATTGGATGCAGGGTCTAATGATCCTAATATGCATAATGCAGTAAATGCTTATCAAAAAGAAATAAGGGAATCAAATAAAATGATTCATGAGTTATTTAATAAAATGAAAATTTTTTATAAAGATTTAAGAGAAGAATTAAAAGTTGATGATGTTAATGTTGGTAATGAGATTAAGGGTGGATCTGATGATGAAGATTTAAAACTTGTTGATAAATCTGAATTTAATGATTTAATTGATCAATATAAGAAAGATCCTACATTATTAAAATAATTCATATAATAAATTCATAATTTTCTTTTCATCTTTATCATTAAATGAATATCCAATAAATTCATTCATTCCTGTACGACTACCATTCCATTTAATTAAATGATGTTCTTTTAAATATTGTGCTTCATTATTATCTATTTCAATAATTTGACCACTTGGTAATCCAACTAATTCAATTGTAAGAATATTGGTATATGGCTTATTATAATAAACTCCTTCATTGATTTTATCAACTTTTTTTAATTGTCCAAATGTGTATATTCCTGTATTATTGGGATTAAATTGAATAATGAATAATGTATTTCCTATATTATATATTTTTGATAAAATTCTACCATTTACTTTTTCACCATTATAATATTCAATTATTTTTACAACTTTACCTTCTTTTCCAGTTGCAGTAATTACTTTATCACCTACAATAATTTTATTACTTACTATGGGTTTTAGAAATTTTTTCATTTCATCTAAGTATGCATCTCTAAAAACCCAATAATCATATTCAAAGCTCCATTGAACATAATCTAGGTTTAATAAAGTTTCTAATTGGTGTTGAGTAACTTTTATTAATTGACCACTTGATATTCCCAATATTTGAATTGTCATAATAGTTCATATCTTAAATCTTGAATTAACATAGATTTATCGACATATTGTTTTTTTTTATTTTCAAAATGAATAATCCAACCATCGTCACCAAATATTCCACCTATTTTACCTTTACCATGTGATGAATGATCCACATTTGTGCCTATTATAATATTTTGTTCAATAACTTTTTTAACTTCTTTTACATTTTCATCTAAAAAAACATATTCACAAATAAACACATTCTCCATCTCTCCATCTAAAGTATTTTTTTTATAGAAACTAATATATTTAGCAAAATTCATAGAATATAATGCATATTTACAATCTTCATTGCAATTAAAAACTTGTCCGCTTGGTAATCCTATAACAATATTAGTACTCATAATTCTATAAAATTAATTAAATTTTAACAATTATCAAACTTTTCTAATTTGATCAATCATTAAAATTTTACCATTTACTGGTTTTTTTCTTTCAACTGTTTCTTTATAAACATCCCATGGCATATCTAGTGACCAATCAATTCCAGATAAATCATTAATTATTTTATTTTTAAATACATCTACCCATTTCATATCATCATTATTAACACCAACTATATTTGATATATTACCAATACCTTTGTGACCACCAGCTTTAGTTAATTCTTTTTTATAGTGGAGATTTTTTTTAAAACTATCTAATAAGTCATGTGTGTAAGTACCTAAATCTTCAACTACTTCACCAGTTCTTAATACAGGTAAATCTTCATCTGGTATGTTTTTCATACCTATTGTATCAGCAACTTGTAATGATCCTCCATATTGTAATAAAACAAAATATATTTTATGCTTATTTAATTCTGGATTTTCTCTTAAATCTTTACTTATTATTCCTCTTGCTCTAAGTGCATTTGCCCATGTTCCATTTGGAATGAATACTAATTTACCAATTATTTCATAACCATCTCTATCTATTGTAACACCATTCCATTTTTCTCCATAAAAGTCATCTTGTGATGTATAAACCTTTTTATCTCCTTTTCCTCTAACTCTACCTTCCATTTTAAGTAATCTTTCTCTACCATCTAAAACAAAATCTTTTTCATCACCTGTTCTTCTATCTAGATTATTTGCAGGATACAACATTTTAAACATCAAGTATATACTATAAATTGATAAAGAAGCATTATGTGCTACTTCTATTAAAGTTTTATAATCTCCTCTTTTAATTATTTGATTAAATGCACCTGCAAAAACCATTTTGGGATTATTTGAATTTTTAATATCTTGTAAATTAAAATTTAATATTGTTTCTATATCAACACCATAAAATTCATATTTAGCAGCATCTACCATATCAATAACATCTAAAACTATTGAATCTGTTGGTATTCCTAATTGATCACATATTCCTTCATATGCATTCGTTGTTGGTGTTTTAGTAGATTTAATACTTTGTTTTTCTATTTCACCACCTTTTTCTGTAAATTTACCATGATGATCAATATATATGTCAAGATCCTCATTATCTTCAGCATAATCAACTGCAATGTTTATATATCTATCGTTAAATTTAATATTACTCCATCCTTCTTGGTAATTAACAATACCATACCCCATTATATCAAATCTTTTATTTTGTAGATATTGTCTCATAACAATTGCTGACATTATACCATCTAAGTCATCATGAAAATATATCATACATTTTTTACCTTCTTTACCTTTCTTTTTCCAATAATCTTCACTATTGTTTATTGACGGTGCTGATTCAAATAATTTATTCATCTGTTTTATAATTTTTTTCTTACTGATATATATTAAAATTAAATAGCATAAAATAGAAGTCAAAGATTTCTATTTTTCAAAATGTTTACTAAATGAAAGAATATTCATTTTGAGGTTAGTTGGTTTTTTCACATGATTTTTTGGGATCCAATAATTATCATCTTTATAATATCTTATATAGACATAATTTTTAGTATTTTCTTCATGATGAAGAACGTCTATAACTTTATATTTTCTACCCTTTGTAAATTTATAGTGGGCAATACCTTCCACTTGAAAAGTTCCATATGATTTTTTACATGTATAATAATGATCAATTAAAATTTCTTGATCACCTAAACGTACCTTTTTAATTTCTTTATCTTTAAGAAGGAGAGATGAAAGGGGATTATTATCTGTATAAACTTTTTTATAAATAAAATCACCTATATAATATTTAGATTCTACATTATTCTTATCTTTTATGGTAATATTATTTAATTGTATTGTGGAAACTTTACCATAAAAATCTTTTTTATTTTTTTTGATTTTAACACTATCTCCTTCTTTAATTGAATCAAAACTACTTGGTTGCCATTTAAATTTTCTTTTGATATTGACAGGTTTTTCTTCTGTTTCGGATTTTTTATATTTTTCAATATAATCTTTAATTAAAGAACTAAATTCATCATCATATACATGATAACCAATTTCTTTATTCCATCTTATAATTTTTTTGGTTGATAATTTATTAAATATATCATCATCAATTTTTAATACTTCACCATTATTAATATTAATTATTTCTTTATTTTCAAATAATTTCAAATGTTTCATATTATTATATATTAAAAATAATTGCATAAAAAAAGGAAGATAACTTCCTTGATTTTATTTTAAATATTTTTACTTTTCATTTTTTCTTTTTCGGAAATTTCTGTGAAATTATTTATTTCTCCTAATATTTTTTTTAATTCTGTATAATGGTGTCCTGTTGTTCTCCAATGTTTAGGACTAACATTTTTTGTAAAATTATCATATACACTAAGAAGATTTTTAATTTTTAATTCTAAACTATCTTTCATTTTATCAAAAGATACTTCTTCAGTACCATAATCTGTCCATTTTCCTTCGTCTATTTTAAAATTTTTAAATGATTTTTCCATCATATAATTTTTATTTTAATAGGTTACTTAATAATCCTTTGATTAAGGTTGTTGTATTATCTGATGAGTTTTTAATAATACAGAATTCATTATTACCAACTACTTTCATTTGTGAAATATCTTCTTTAATCATTTTATTTTTAAGTAAATGACCAATAACACCTTCTACAAATGGTTTCATTTCAAATCCATCTTTAATTTTAACAACATGTAATTCATTATTCTTTTCTACGATAAAATATTTGGCTTCTTTAAAATTAACAAGTGCTTCATCAATATCTTTTTGTTTCATTTCATCTGGAAAGAAAATAACATTTTTATTTTTAAGAGTTTTTTCTACAGGTGGTTTAACCATGTCTTCTTTTATTGAAGATGGTTTTTTATTCATCATAATTCCATCCATATCTTTCCATCCTTTTGGATATAATTCTGGGTTATTCTTTTCAATTTCTGTTTGTTCTTCTTTTACAAAATCTACATTTTTCGGATAATGTTCAACTATTTGGTCAAATTCAATTGATACTTGTTTGGTTTCCATTGTAAAATTTCCATTAATAACATATCTGTCATTTAATATGTTATTGACATGTCCTTTAAGTTCCATTTCGTTGATCTTAAAAACAATCATATCACCAACTTTAATACCATTTAATTCATTCACGTTATTATCACTGTTTTTAATTACATTAGATTCTTTAATAGAATTATATATATTCATCAAATTTTGATTTTCTTGTTCATATAAATTATCCAAAATAATTATATTTGTTTATGTTATATATAAAAAAAAGAAAGCCATTTTTTGCAAATAACTTTCTTTTATTTATTTAAGTAAAAAACTTCTTATATTTCTTGTGGGGCAATTTTTTGAGCAGTTTTTTGTGTTTGTTGTCCCTGTCCTTGTCCACCTAAATCTAAATTAAGATCTAATTGTCCTTGAAGTTGTCCTTGAGGTTGTCCTTGAGGTTGTCCTTGAGGTTGTCCTTGAGGTTGTCCTTGAGGTTGAAGATCTAAATCAAGTTGTCCTTGATCTTGTTGTCCTTGTGGTTGAAGACCTAAATCAAGTTGTCCTTGTCCTTGTTGTCCTTGTAAATCAAATTGTCCTTGTCCTTGACCAACAACTAAATCTTGTTTGTCTGGGATAAGTGCATTTGTTGGGATATTTTCTATGTTCAAATATGAAGAAGAAACATATTTAGCCATTTCTTCAGCAAGTTCCATTTCTGAATACATTTGTCCAATATCTTGACCAGTTTCATCTTTAATCTTTTTCATATAAGATTTCACTAAAGAAAATGGTATATCAACAGGTACTCTTATCTTATAATGATCATCAAATGCAAGTACACTTTCGTTTGTTATTTGTGTTCCTTTTCTTTTGTTTTGGAAGTCACCAAATCTAAAAATATTCTTTTCCATAATATTGTGTTTTATTTTTTATTTATATATTAAATTTTAATATTGATTTTTGTTATAATTATATAGTAATTTAAAAAGTTCATTTTATTCAATCAAATCACTTATTTTATCCTTACTATCAGATACTATATCTTTAGTTTTACTTTTCTTTTGTTTTATAGGTTTTTTACCAAATCCAAATAAATGATATTGAATTGATAATCCGAATCCCCATCCAACTCTAGGGTCTTGTAACTTATAATCAAAATTGACACCAGCACCAATATAAGGACCTACAGTCCATCTATTTTGATAAGATGACTCTGGGGTATATGGTGGTGGTTTATCAATGAAATAAGCTCCTGTGAGCTCACTAATTTTTATTCTTGGTGATAAAGATACTGCCCAAACTTTATATTTATTATCATATTCTCTGAATCCATATGTAAGTCTAATACTCATATAATTTGTATCAATTGTAGTTGAACCAGGAAATATTTTATTATTAGATATACTAAATTTAGATACACCACTTAATTTTTGTTCAAAACCACCATCATCAAAATTATAATCCCATCTTAATCCATAATTATTATTTTTATAATCTTCTAAATTATTATCCACTTCAACAGGTTCGTTAAGAGTTTCTATTTTAGTATCAATTGCATTTATAATATCCCCTTTTACTTTATTTAACATAGATGCAAGTGATGAATCATATTTAGCTAATTCATCTAATGTTGTTAAATATGTATCTTTATCATATTCAATCGCATTTAATGTTTTATTATATGTTTCATGAATCGTATCTAAAAAAGCTGAAAAATTCTGATTGAAAATTTCTTTATCTTGTTTCCTTGCTTGTTGTTCTAATTTTAATCTACTACAAGTGTTGATATTAAAAAACACTGATACAGCAATTAATATGGTTAATGTAACTGGTAGAAAATCTTTACTGAAAATTTTACCAAAAAAGCTTCCTATTATTGAAAAAAATGCCATTTTATTTTTTCTTTTTATATATTAAAAAAGTGGAGTCAATATATTTTTCTATGTTCGAGGTTTTGGACTAGATGAACACCAAGTTGCACCTGATAGAAAATAACCATCAACCCAACGACCACCGAACCAAGTTCCTGTGAAATATCCTCCAAAAAATTTACCATCTCTAAATCCACCAACTTCAATTGGTGCTGCAATATAGTATGAACCTGTTACACCAGATGAATAATTTGACTCATTTTTTGACCATGCTTTATAATAAATTGTATATGGACCACTCTGTTTAGATATATCAATATAACTTTCAGCTGAAGATGTATAACCATCTAATAAAACCTGTCCATTAGTCCCTATTGTATCACCTATTACATAAACATCTCCTTTAAGTGGTCCGAAATCATTTGTACGTCCAGATACAAATAAAACATCATCAGAGTCATCATTTAATCCCCATGATATAAGTATTTGATTACTATCCCACAATTCAACAAGAAAATTTGTTGGATCAGAAACTTCAACAGTATATCCACTAACTACACCAGGTGAGTAACTTGTTCCATCTTTTGACCATACTTTATAATAAATTGTATATGGTGTATCCATATTGGGATTATAATCAACATAACTTACAGCAGTTGGAATATCAATTCCATCTAACAAAACTGTCCCCCCATCTGGTCCAATAGAATCACCCACTGCAAGATTAGCAATTGGTATCGATCCGAAGTCTGATGTTAATCCAGATGCAAATAAAACAGGATAACCATTTAACGTCCATCCTATATTTATTTCTTCCGAAGTAACTCCTGTTATCCCCAAACCAATTGGATCAGGAGGACCAGATACAGTAATTGAATCTACTATACCAGGTGAATAATATAATCCATCCTTTGACCATATTTTATAATAAATTGTATATGCACCAGTTTCATAACTATGATCATCATTATAACTTTCAACACTTATATCACCATTTAATAAAACAATTGCACCAGTTCCTATTCCTTGATTTACAACATAATTATTATATGGTGTTGTTGTTGGTAAATCGTCTAATGTTGTCCCAGATGCAAGTAAAATATTATTATCATCAGTATTTCCTGTCCATGTTAAAAGTATTATATTCCCACTGAAATATGACACATCAAAAGAAACAGGATCATCAATTGAATTAATTGTTGTAGCACTATTTATTATACCTGGTGAATAACTATTTAATATATTAGACCATATTTTATAATAATATGTTGTTTCTTGAATTAATCCAGTATGATTATACGATATTGTATCTGTACAACCTGTCAATACCACACCTTCTGTATCATCTGTCCAATTTATATAATCACCATCAGTATATCCACTTAAGGTAGGTGTACCAAAAGTATCACCTGTTGAAAATGCTACCACTACATTATTATTATCAGTATTTCCTGTCCATGTTAAATCTATTTCTAAAAGTGTTGTGGATGCATCACTATTGAAAATTTGGGGATCATCTATTATTATACTATCAGTAATTCCACTGGAATAATAAACTGAAGATAGAAAAAAACTCGTTACCGTGGCATCTGATCCTCTAGCAAAAGTCCATATTTTATAATCAAATTCAACACCTTCAGTTTCCACATCAATAGTATCAAAACTTCCAGAAGTAACAACTGTGCCTTCTGTATCATCCACCCAATTTATATAACCACCAGGTAGATATTTATAACCAGTAGGTATACCAAAAATCCCATCTGTAGATTTAGCAACTAATACTTTTCGAGGTGTACCCCAATCACCCTCAAATGACACCCACGTTAAAGTATCTATTGTACCGCTTTTTGACACTGTAAAATTTGTTGGGTCATCTATAGGCATAGTTAAATATAATTCCAAATACATAAATGACAACCGCTTTTCATACCCAGATATTAAATCTATAGCAAATCTTTTTTCTTCATCAGTAGCCGTTCCTGGATCAAAACTACTAAGATCTATATCTTCAACATAATTATAAAATGTTTTTTTGTCATTAACAAATGTTAATGTTGTTGATACTCCACCTATCATAATATTACAATCAAAATCAGCTGGATAACCACTCCAATAATATCCTGAAATATTCGATTTAAATTTATAAACCCCAGATTGAATAATTGTTTCGGAATTTCTCCAAACCACATGTTGGGTTGCAGATACATCATCTATAATTAATGTCCCTGGTACTTCAGGTACTTCTCCTGAATCCCTAGTTACGGGTATATTTAAAACACCACCATATAATGCAGCCGATATCCATTCAGTTGATTTTTTATTTTCAAAATCAAGTTCTCCTGGGATTGTTAAAATACTTCCTATTGGTACATATACAAATGACATAATTTTTATATTTTTTTTTACTAATGATAATATCCATTATAGAAATTCCCACCTAACCAAGTAGTTGAAATATTACCACGTTGTGACCATATATATGCCTCATCAATACCAAAATGTCCATTATTAAATGTACCACCACTCCAATATATTATATGATCTTGATTAATTTCATAATTTAAAGGACCTATAACATTACCATTAAAAACACCATCTTTCCATTCTACCTTTATCATAATACTACCATTAACAACACCATTATTAAATAAACCATCTAACCAATATGCATTAGTAAGTTCGCCACCATTGAAAACCCCTGTTATCCAAGTAGATGAATATGATTTGAAAAGTAATCCTTCTTCTTCTAATTGAACTCTTTCGTACTTATATGTTAATCCAGAATTTAATCCATTAAAAATTCCATCATTGAAAGTACCATTATACCAATCTGATCCTAACATTATACCATTATTAAAAGTACCACCTGACCAAATACAACTTTCCATTACTCCATTATAAAAAATTCCATCTGTCCAAATTGAATTTTTCATATTTCCATTATTGAATTCACCATATAACCAATTACTATTATTAATAAAGTTCCCATTATAAAAACTTCCATTATACCAAGTTGATGTTATAAAATCTCCAGATAAGAAATTTCCATTGTACCAGCTACTAAATGAAAAAGAGTTACCATTAAAAATTCCATCCCACCATATTGAATTATAGAATAATGAGTTATTAAATGTTCCACCTGACCATGTTGAATTTGTAAATGATCCACCATTAAATATTCCATTTCTCCAAGTTGATCCACTAAATATTCCACCATTGAAAACTCCATTTAACCAATCTTTACCATTAAATTCTCCACTATTCCACACACCATTTATCCATGATGATAAACTATAATATCCTTCATACCATACTCCATATAACCAATTTGTTGATTCATTTATAGTTGTACCACTATAACCACCATTATTTATTGTTCCACCTGATATATAACAATCTGTAAAAAAACCATTATTTATAGTACAATCAGTTAAAGTACAATCATAAAACCACCCATTATCAATTGTTGAACCAGATATAGATTGATTTTTTATTATTATATAACCATATTTATTGTTGTTATTTGTTATATGTGTGGTATAACCTGTTGATATATTTAAGGATCTATAATCTAAATCATATTTACCATCAATATTCATAAATTTCATTGATGTTCCTGATAATACAATAGCTTGAATTAAATTTATATCAAGTGTGGTTTCACTTGAAGGTTCATTCATAATAACATTTTTATAAACAACTCCATCAATATCACCACCTGTAATATTTTGATTTTCAACGTATATCTTTGTTAAATAATGATTTAAAATTTCTTTATCAGCAAATTTAGTTTCATATCTTCTATCAATTACTAAAGAATTTTTTTTGTTATTTGTACTTATGATAGTATATCCTTTCATATATGGATGATAATACCAATCTGTACAACCAGATACTTCTATTACATTATCTAAAACATAATTACTTAATGTATATTCTACGCCAGTATCACCAGATAATGCACATATATAAACTATATCCCCAACAACCAAGTTAGAATTTACTTTAGTTTTTAATTCAATATAACCAAATTTTTCTGTTATAGATGTCATTAATTCTACTGAATTTGCAGATAACAAATATTCTGTTTTATTTTCTTCATTTAATTTAAGATCTATTCTATCTGACATTTAAACTATTTTTATTTATTCTATATATATAAAAACTTAACAACACTAAAATAATATATAAGAAAAAATAAAATAATCATTATTAATGACAGTAGATGAAAAAAAAAATATGATTACAAATAGATTATCTGAAATATTTGTTGAAAAATATGATTTTTTTAAAGATACTATAGATAAATTAAATGACGTTTTTATTAAATATAATGTTGATTTTCAATATGATTATAATACTTTTTGTAAAGAATACATTAAAAAATGTAAAGCAGTTATAGATAAAGATCCAGAAATAGATCTTATGAATGATAAGTATTTTCTCGTTTATGGAATAATTTCTGCAAGTATGGTAAATGATAAAAATAAAAAATATGGTAAAGAAAATGGATAAAATTTTAGATAAAATGGATGAAAATTTTGTTGATAATTATGAAGATTTAATGAAATATAAAAATAATTTCAATAATATTTTACATAAATTAGGATTTATTGGTTATGATTCATATAACAATTTTTGTATTGATATTAGAAATGTTGCAAAAAATAGAATTATAAAAGAAAAAATCAAATATTTAGATAAGGACACAACATTTTTTTCAGAAGTAATAAATCAAACATTAAGATATAAAATCAAACAAAATAGATCATATGAAAAGAAGATTATGAACTATTTTGATGATGACGAATTGATTGATATTATCAAAGAGGACCTGTAAAAATTACTATATAGATATGTATATTTTTTTAAAACTTTTGAATTAAGATTATATATAATAAAGACAATTTTAAGCTTAAAATAATATTGTAAAATTAAATTAAATTAAATGAAGGCAATTAAATTAAATTAACTTTCATCAAAAAAAAATTAAAAGCTTTATGGCAACAAAAAATGACGATTATTTAGACGACAGTTTCCTATTTGACGGATCTGACGAATCACAACAACAAGAATTATCTTTTCTAGACAAAGAAAAGAGAAACCAAGATGGACTTTTCAGACCATCACTAGACCAAGCAAAAGATGCTCGCGAAGGTTACAAAGGAACAATAAGATTTCTTAGAAATTTATCAAGAGAAGGTAAGGTCGGCCCAGCCGCAATAGAAAAACATATACACTATGTTGACTTACCAAATCATCAAGATTTAAGAGGTTATTATGAATGTGCTAAAAATTATTCACCAAAATGTGACTTATGTACATTTTATTGGAAATTAGCAAAATCAAACAATCAAGCTGATGTTGAAAAAGCCGATTTAATCGGAAGATCAACTAAGTTTTATAGTTATGTAATGATTATGGAAGACGAACAAAATCCAGATTTAGTAGGTAAAATAATGATTTTCTCATATGGATATCAAATTAAAGAAAAAATCGAAGCCGAAAGAAAAGGTGAATTAACTGGTGATAAAGTTAATATTTTTGATTTCGTAAACGGTAAAGATTTTAGATTAATTATCAAAGAAAAAACAAGAACAGGTAGTAACAAAGCGTTACCAACTTATGAATTTAGTCAGTTTCTTGGCGAATCACCAATGAAAATTTATAACGAAAAGAATAAAAAATTCGTAGCTATTCAAGTTGATGACGATGGTAAAATTTCTGATAAAAGATGGCAAACTAAAATTAAAGAAACTCTTCTTGGAAGAGACGAAAATGTGAATATTGAAGATCACATGGCTAAAGAATGGGATGATGAAATGTCATCAAGAGTAGAAAAAGTAATTGCTGTTCTTTCTGGTGAAGAAGTAGATTTTGCTGAAAAATCAATATCTAAAGCAAAAGATGAACCAACAGATATATCACTTGATGATGAAGAATCAATGGACGATTTTTTCGATTTCTCCGATGATTAGTCATTGATTTCCAACAACTTATCGAACTCTTTATAATCTTTATCGATTATAAATAAGAAGTCAAATCCACTATTTATAGTGGATTTTTCTTTTTGTAGATTTTGTTTTAATTCTACATCATATGTCCAACAGGATTTAATTTCTATAACAAGATTTAGGTTTTTTATAAAAAAATCTGGAAAATATTTTCTATTTATATTTTCATAAAAATAATCAATTGTTCCTTTAAAATTTTCAATATCTATATTTTTTTCTATACAATGATCGATAAAATCTTTTTCATAACTACCTCTATAATGAAGTCCATTATAATGTTTAAGTATATATCCATTTTGTTGTTTTAAATGTATTTCTGGTACTTGCGATGTATATTCAACACCATATAATTCTAACATTTTTTCCTTAAATTCTTTATTACAATTACATAAGAATAATTCTGTGCCATTGGTTTTCATTGTTTCTATTTTCTTATCTTTTACTTTTTCGGTTTGGGATATATTTTTAACATTATATTTTTTTAAATTTGTTTTTTCTCTTTTCGACAGATTGCAAATCTTACAGGTATATTGATTATTAGGATCTCTTTTAATATAATTGTTATAGTTAAGATATTTTACATATTTTTCAGTATCACAAATATCACATTTACATAAGATTTTTTTATGACTTCCTTTTGTTAAATCAGAAACTTTCACTTTAAAATATACACCACATTTAATATCATAACCTTTATTTTTATAATATTTGAAAATTTTAGCATTTCCCATTAATTCTGTGTATTTATTAACAATCATGGTGAATTAATATTTTATTTTCAACAACACTATTTTTCATAAGGTCCTGATAAATTAAGTATTCTACATATTTAGATTTATTTTCCATTTCGTCTAAATGATCATATATATCTTGATTTAAAGAAACAGATATATTCTTTTTTGTTTTTATCTTCTTCATTGTTTTATCATTGTTTTATAAGTATATAGTAAATTAAAATTATCAACTTTTTCCATTTTGTAGATATAATAATTATGGCAAGACCGAAGAAAGAAAATAAGAAGAAACAAGTTAATTTAACAATCAATGAAGATTTGTGTAATGATTTAGATAAGTACTTAGAAGAAGTGAAACTATCGAGATCGGAATATATTGAATATTTAATTAAAAAAGATAAGAAAAAACAAAATACAAATGTAATGGGCAATAAAATGTTATTTTTAATGAATTATCATAAATATCTTAAAGATATTGAATTTTTATCTGAAAAAGATGATAATTCTATGTATGAAAATTTTAAACAACATAGTAAAAATGGACATCTTGTAATAATCGAAGGATTGATAAAAACTTACCCATTAAAAAAGTCAGTAAATATTATTAGAAAAAGATTTCCAAATTTAATAATAAATATAGAGAAAGATGGTGAGATTTATATTGAAGGAGATATATCAGAATTAAAAAATCATATTCCACTTTTTAATAATCTTGGTTATTTCATATCCACTTATACTATAAATGGTTCTGATTGGATAAAAGAATATAATGACGATACAAAACCATCTGCACTCTATCTAGAACCTAAATATGATATGGAAATAGGTAAAATTCCTGAAAATTTATACCATGCTTCTCCTTTAAAAATTAAAAATAAAATATTAAAAATTGGATTTATACCAAAAACAGGTAATAAATTATCAGAACATCCAGAAAGAATTTATTTGACAGATAGTTTAAAAACTGCTGTTTATTTCGGAGAAAATATTAAAAAAGAACAGGGTATTGGATATTGTATTTGGAAAATAAATGGTGATTGTATATCCAATCTTTATAGTGACATAAATTTAAGAAATAGTGGTTATTACACACTTGGTAATATATCTCCAAAATGTTTTGAGTTAATAAAAGAAATACCCTAACCAATTTGACTATAAATTTATCCATATTATCTTTTAAATATCATAAAAATTCACAATTTAAAAAACAATTCTATAATTATATCATATAATTATTATGGAAGATAAAGAATATTTCCCTCATGAAGATTGGAATGAAAACGAAAACTTATTAGAAGAGTTAAAAAGTGAATTAAAAGATAGTGTTTATAATAACAATTTTAATTCATATTTTGAAACAATTGATGAATTAAAAGATATCTGTGAAACTTATAAAAATTTTAATGCTATCGGAGATTATGACGTTAGATGGGACAATAATAGTAATATTAACATCTATTTAAATCCAATAAATAAATTAGAAACAATAAATCTAAATATAACTATACAATAAATGGATGTTAAAGATTTAAAAATTGGTGATTATGTATATATTAATTTTATTCGCAATAATGAGATTGTATCCACATCGATCAAAAACTATTTTCAAATAGGATTTTTTGTTAATTGTAGAGATATTAGAGGTAAAAAAAGATTAGTTTTCACAATAGGAAATTTCTACACTATAAGATACAGAGATATGAATAATATTATTAGTATTATGGAAGATAAAATTGTTAGTGTTCATAAAATTAACAATTTAAAACATGATTCTTCAAATAGAAAAATTATTTGTAAAAGATATGAATCTAAATGTGATATGACTGGATGGATTGATCCTAACCATAAATATATAAAACAAAGACAAGAAAGAATTAAAAACTCACCACCAGAAAAAAAGATAGAATTATTAATAGAACGATTAGCTGAAATAAATTGTGCAAGCACAATGATTGGATTGGGTGATAATTTATGTGATGAAAGAAAGATGATAGTTGAATTATTAGTTGATGAAAAATTTATAGAATTAGGTGAAAAGGGTTCTGGTGGTTTTCAATTTATTGGTAATAAATCTGATGAACATAAAAATGTTTATCTGGAAATGTTTAACAATTTTTAAAAAAAATAAAATAATTATGGATGAAAATATAGATTTTGAAAATTTTGACTGGGAAGAAGAAGAAGATGAATTACAAGATTTAAAAAATGATTTGAAAGAATGCATACAGAATAATTGTTCTTTTGAATTACCAACAAAAATGACTGATATGATAGGTGAAGTTTGTGATAATTATAAAGATATTATAAGTGATTATAGGGTTGTTTTCCCAAAAAGAGATAACGATAATTTTAATGTTATGGATATTTATCTTGAAAATTTGAAATCAGAAATATTAATATTAAATGTGAGTATAGTAACATCAAATGAAATAGATTAAATGGATTTTAAAGAAATAATAGATTGTATATTTCACAATAAGAAAAAGTATTGGGAAGTAACTGATGAAGATAAGGAAAAGAATTTCTTTATTATTAATCAGAAATTTTCACGAAAATATCCAAAAATTGGACAATTTTTCAATGATAAGAATATTGATAAATCTACAGCTTTAGATAGATGGTTTTTCTTTTTTGAAAATCAATATAGTATTCCTCAATGGTATTGGGGTAAAAAGGGTAATAAAGGTCCGAAAGAAAAAATTCATGGATATGAATTAATTGAAAGGGAAAATTTAAAAGAAAATGATATAATTTTTTTAAATAGAAATTTTAAAGATGAATTGAATAAGGAATTAAAAAAGATTAAAAAATATGAATAAATTGGGCGAAATTTTCATAAGATATAGAAGATTAAGGTTATATAAAAAGTATAAAAAAGCAAAAATATCTTATGAAAAATATATATTATTGAGAAAAAAATTAGAAAAAAGATATGGATAAATTAGATAAAATTTTTAATGATTGGGATGAAGAAGAATTTGAATGTTTTCCATTTGAGAAAGATAATTTTGAAAAATTAGGTGGAGGTACAGTAACAGTTAGAAAACTTGCAACTTATGATATAGTTGCTGATCCTGGATTTTTAGAAGCTGGATTAGTTTATGCACCTTATGTTTCTGTTGAAAAAACACCCACCACAATAGAAGAAGATAATATGCTTGAATATTTTCATAAAAAATTAATATATGCATCAAAGATACCTATGGAAAGATTTGAAACAATAACAATAAAAAAATAAATAAATAAAATGAAAAAAGATATAGGTAATATGGGCACACATGGATGTGATTTTGATTCAAATGGAGTTTTTTTAGGTAAATTAGCTACTGGTGATTTTTATAAAATGAAAAAAGATAGTAAAATATTTGTATCTGGACATAATGGTTTGGTAGGTAGCGAAATATTAAAAACGTTAAAAAATCAAGGATATACGAATATTATAACACGATCACATAAAAAATTAGATTTAACAAATCAAATAAAGACTAAAAAATTCTTTAAGAAAAATAAACCAGAATTTGTTTTTGTTGCTGCTGCTAAAGTGGGTGGTATAATTGGAAATTCAAAAGCACCTGCTGAATTTGTTTATAATAATTTACAAATTCAATTAAATGTTATACATTATGCTTATGAATATTGTGTTAAGAAATTGGTATTTTTAGGATCAAGTTGCATTTATCCAAAAATGTGTCCTCAACCAATTAAAGAAGATTATTTAATGACAGGATTATTAGAATCATCAAATGACGGATATGCAGTTGCTAAAATAGCGGGAATAACAATGTGTAATAAATATAATTTCCAATATGATACTAAATTTATATCATTAATGCCAACTAATCTATATGGTTCATCTGTTGATAATTATGATTTAGAAAATTCACATGTTTTACCAGCAATGATTAGAAAATTTCATGAAGCTAAAAAGAAAGGAAAACCACAAATGGAATTGTGGGGAACAGGAAATCCAATGAGAGAATTTTTGCATGTTAAAGATATGGCTGAATCTGCAGTATTTTGTATGAATAATTATGAAGATTATGAACAACATGTTAATATAGGAACAGGGGTTGATGTGACAATTAAAGAAGTTGCTGAAATTGTTAAAAAAGTTGTTGGTTATGAAGGTGAAATAGTTTGGGATACGGATAAACCTGATGGCACACCAAGAAAATTGCTTGATGTATCTAAAATAAATGATTTAGGTTGGAAACACACAATAGAAATCGAAGATGGTATTAAATCAACATATAAAGAATTATTAGAAAATCACCCATTATTTAAATAAAATATATGAAAAAAATTAACGAAGTAGAAGGATATAAAGAACCAGAAGAAAAAGGATTTGATATACCAATATGGTATGATGATGAACTTGGTGGTTATCAATGTATGACAGTGAGTTTTGAAGAACATTATGGTATTCATAATGCATATTGTTATGGAAAACACATTTTAAAAGAATGGATAAGAAAATGAAAAATATTATAATAATAAAAGATAAAATGGTAATATTACCTTATATTAAAAAGATTTCTAATATAAGAGTAGATATGCATAGATTGTCATTTTATTTTGAAGTAGAAAGTATGGTAACAGATGATGTTTTAATTTATTGTGATAAATTTGATAATGAATTAACACCATATACAGGATTGTTATTTCTCAGTTCTATACCTGATGGAGATTTTGTAGAAAGATATAAAATATCAGATAAGAATAATTTTTCTATTGATGAAGATGTTTTATATAATGACTTAAAATCAAAATATGACGATTTAAATAATAAGAGGGAAGTGTTAATTAGTAAATGGGATAAATCTTTATCAAAGATAAAAAAGATTTAGAAATGATTTTTAAGTTTATTATCTTCAATATGCCAGTGATCTATAGCATTATTTTTATATACTACCTTAACAATATCATTAAATAAGGACATTTGAGCATTTTCTACTTGTTCAATAGCTTCTTCTTCATAATATCCATCATCCATCAATTTTTTGATTATCATCTTTTTAAGATATTCATCATTATTAAATTTATTTGGTGCTTCTTCTTCGTAATCAAAGTCTTCTTCTTTGAAATTGAAATCTTCAAATAGTTTTAGTTTTTTCATTTAATTTCATATATAATTTCTGGATATACTTTTAAAATTTTCTCATTTTTATTTTCATAAGGAATTTTATTTAGAATATATCTTAATGAATTTAACCATCCTAATGGTTTATCGTCCATATTGACTACTGCCCAAGGCATTGTGGGTGTAGATGTTTCAGAAAACATTCTATTGATATAAGGATCGAACTCACTCCACTTATCTACAGCCCTTAAATCATTTGGACTAAATTTCCAAAATTTAGTTGGACTTGCTTTTCTTTGATCAAATCTATTTAATTGTGTTTCTTTATTGATTGATAACCAAAACTTTATGTGAATAATATCTTCGTCAGCAATTTTTTGTTCAAATGGAATAACATCAGTCATGAATTTTTCGTACTGTTTTTCAGTACAATAACCCATAACAGGATCATTTACAGCTCTATTATACCAACTTCTATCCATAAGAACCATTTGACCATTTTCTGGAAATACTTTTTCATATCTATGAAACCAATTGCGTTGCTGCCACTTAGTTGGTATACCGAAGTCTTGGTAAATAATATTTCTACCCAAAGGTGCTGCAAAGAAATTTCTTAATATAAATCTTGAAATTGATCCTTTACCACCTGTATCTCTACCATCAAAGGTAATAAGAATCTTTTTGTTATTCTCTTTTATCCATAGAATTAGTTTGGTTAATTCAGCATATAAAGCAGGTGATTCTTTATCTAAAATATCATAAGATGTTTTATTTCTAAATTTAGATTTAATTTTCTTAACTTCTTTAAAGGCAGGATTTTCGTAATTTGTATAATCTTTATCAAATATTTTCTTATATCTACGTTGAATAGATTCTATATAACTATCAAAATAATTTAAAGCATCGTCTTCAGACATTTTTAAATTAACAGATAAAGATTTAAGAAATGCATTTAAATTCATTTTATTAAATAGATCTTTATCTATATCTTTTTTAATAATTTTCTTTAAAGATTTAATATCATAATCTTTATTAAATTCATTTTTATAAATATTAAATAAATCAGATATTTCTTCTAATGTATAATCAACATTGTCTAATTTATAATCATTAGTATCATTTGTAGATGTTGTTGTAAAACCTGGATATAATCCTTCAAAAAATTTAATGTACTTCATAAAAAAATATTATATTTTTTCAAATAATTTTAAAAATTTCATTAATGCCTTTTTGTTTTTTTTATATATTAATTTAATTATACCAAAAAATATTGTATCTTTGCAGTATAATTATAATAAGACTAAAAATATTAATATATAACCATATGGGAAATTTTATAGATACGCTAAAAACATCAAGAAATGAAAAAGATGTTGAAAATAACTATCGCGGACACTTTAATGCTGTATTAGGTAGATTTGCAAAATCAAAAAATGATAATATTGGTACTATTACTTCACAGTATAATACTGATGGATTTTTAAAATATAGAAATAAAGATGAAAAAGTAAATATTAATTGTTTGTTTGAATTTAAGAAAGATGTCGAATTTATGGATTTAACTGAACGTTC